ACGTCACTCCTACCAAGTTTGTATTTACGGGCGTAACGGCCGCTTCCTTGGCTTTCTCCGCTACTCTGACTCTTGGAGCAGCGGCGGCCAGCACGTTTACTCCACGCGAACTCACAATCGAAAAGATCTAATCTCAACGAGTTTCCGGTCTCGACAAAACCGGGTTGGATGCCTCTATATCATAAGGTACAGAGCCGGAACAGGGGTCTCGGGGTCGAGCGAGTCGTTTGCTACTCGGATATCGAGAACATCCGCATTTTGTCCGTTAAATGGACTGAGGAGTCAGATGTCAGTTTCTATTAGTGTTTGGAACCCCGAAGATAAATCACCCACAATTTCCGCTAAATTTTACAACGTGATTGGATACGTGATCGCAGCAGTTGTGAAACACGAAGACGGAAAGATTACCCTAGAGAGAGAAATCTCAGTTACGGCCGACGATGTCATTGATAATCAACTTGCAGAATCAGTAGTCAAGACTATCGAAGAAAAGTTGAACGAAGCCTTTCCTGATCCTAATCAACAGCCAAAGTTGTGGGTGCCTAAGTAATGTCAGACACCCTACAATCCGATTTTGATGTTGTAGATTATGAAGCGGGCGTGTCAAATGACGTAAAGGGACAGGAATGTTGCGGTTGCAGGAGACTCTTGCGCTGGGAGTTCTACGATAAGGACTCCTCCCGATCTACCGGCTATGACCCAATGTGTCCCCTGTGCAAAGCCTCCCCCAAACTCAGCTTAGCGGAACACACTGCTCGGATGCGGGAAATGAATTATAACTCAGAAGGTACCCGCCGCCAACGCCACCCAGATCAGGACATCCTCCGCGAAACCCGACCTGGGCGATATCTGGACTGCTCCTTGTTCCTATCAAAACTCCTCCACATCTACCCGCAGCTTTATGTCACCCAAGGTGGAATTGTTACCGATCTTGCTCTGTACGCAACATCTGGAATCAATAAATCAGAATGGTCCGGGCAGAGTTTTAAATATATGGGTTACGTAACTCTCGGGAGAATGCCTGAATACTCTGAATACGAATTCAACGACCGAGACGTTTTGCAGCGCTGTACCCAGATGGGTTGGAGATCCGCTCTTCTCCGGTTTGTAGAAAACAACATCATTACAGAAAAGCAATGTAATCAAGAGTTTGGCTACCCGTCTGGGGGAACAAACTCTCTGTGGTACAAAAGAATCCACAACCATCTAAACGCTAAGAAAATAGCTTAATTCCATTAAATGGACAAAACCCGTTTGGCAGGATTTGCCAAGGAGATAGAATGACACTCAAAGCCCTTCAGCCCCTTCCCGAGAAGACCGAGAAAAAGGAACCCGCTGCTTCTGAAGCTACAGCGCTTCCCCCGATTACCCAAGATACTTTGCTTTCCCTGATTGCTTCTATGCAGCAGCAGTTGCTGGCTTCACAACAAGCTATCGCGGAAATGCAGAAGAATCAGAACGAAGCCAACCACGCTTTGGCTGACGCAATCATCGAGACAACCAAGCCTCGCGAGCGCCTGAAGACTAAGAAAGAAATCGCTCAGGAAAAGAACGACGAGCTGTTCCAGAAGAACGAAAAAGAACTTGATCTTCGCAAGAAAGCAAACGTAGAGTACACGCAGAGTCTATGCGATCATATTGCTGGGTGTAGCGAATTGTCAGAACAAAGGGATATTGCAGGACGAACATCCATTGGTTGGCACCGCAACGATATCGGAGTAGATATCGGGATTTGCTCTGTTTGCCAGAGAATATTTAGACCCGAAGATCCTGATTACGCACAGTGGCGCAAGAAGCCCAGCTTTAATAAGCTGTCGCAAGCTGGTCACAGAAACGTAATGAATCCGGTGGAAGCAAGAGAACAATCTTATCTGCACGATATCGAGTAGCCACATGAAGAAATCCATAACCTTCGAAAGCTGGATAACCAGTTTCATTGAAAAGTTATCTGATTACTTTAACCTAGCTGGATGGAACATTTTGGTGGAGTTTCATAAAGACATAAAGGGCGATTCTTACGCAGAAACTTCGATTGACTCTACCTACCTAACAGCTACCATACATTTTTACAAGCAGGCCAAAGAAGATTTTAGTAAAAAGGATATTCAATGGCTTGTTACTAGCGTAGTTCACGAAATGACCCACATATTCCTAGATCCTTTCCATGAATATGTTGTGCCTTTTTTGTCGCCATCTACCTCTGATTTATTTATGAACTTGTTGGAGACCCAGACACAGAAAATAACCATGGTTTTCATGAAGAACCTTCCTGAAGACATAATCCCTCCGAGGTAAAATGGCTTCCACAATTCAATTACAGAGAACGATCAATCGAAGCCAGCAGATGATTCGTCTGTCCCCGTTGATCTTCGCCTCTAATACGGCCAATGATCCTGCTTTCTCGAATGCGGATTGGGTCAAACAATTCATGTTGGCTCCTCCGTTTGCTTGGAGGTGGAACAGAGCTTCCGGTGACTCCCCTGCCAACCCTACTTTCACCACAGAAATTGGAACTTCTGACTATAAAGTATCGATTCCAGATTTTGGGTGGCTGGAAAAAGGAACGGGATATGACCCTGAAGGGTACCGTTCTTTTGAGCTGAAAGTAGAACTTATCAAGGCAGAAGATACCAACCCTAACGAACCCACAACGATAGCTGCACAATATGATGACGGAGCTGGCAACATAACCTTTCGCTTGTTTCCCGCCCCGGATAAAGTCTACAACATTGTAATTGAGTACCAAAAATCTGCGTCACTGTTCACTGCTCCTACACAAACTTGGGCTCCAGTTCCAGACTATCTGAGTTTTATTTACAATGAGGGATTTGACGCTAAGTCGTATGAGTATGCCAATGACCCACGTTTTAGCGCAGCTATGCAACTGTTTATGCAGGACTTGTCCGCCAACGCAGAAGGTTTATCGGAATCCCAGAAAAATATTTGGTTAGAAGCTAAACTAAACACTATTAGGCAAACACAGGCAGTACAAGCAGGGAGGGCATAGTGGGAACAACTACTACAGGGTGGCACAGACTATCTAATGTTACAGCTCTTATGCCTGGAAGTATCAATTTGCAGGCGGTCCCGCTGGCTTATATTTATGTAACGGAGACTTCTTCAGGGGCTCAGGCTAATATTTACTCCGACCCCCAATTAAGTATCCCTATTTCGGGATCCTTAGTTGTAGCAGATAACACGGGATCCTACGGTTATTATCTTCCGTTAAACTACTGTGTAACCGAATCTATATCATATCCAAATGGTGGAACAACTGTTTTGGATAACATTTCCCAAAATGGACCAGTTGTAGGATCTTTCACTACCACCGCCAATGCATCCGATTCGGTGAGTCTTGTCGGAGTTATCTCTTCTAGTCATGTTTTTCTTCAACCCACAAATCTGGCTGCATCCACCATGTTTTCCTCCACATATGTATCCTCAAAATCCACGGGGAGTATAACTATTACTCACCCCACCACGGCTGGGGCTACTTTTGATATTATAGCAACCACCTACTAGTCCATTTTCTGGACGGAGTTTACATGCCTGTTCTACCCGGTAATCAATCCACCACTCAAACGGTTCAACAACTCGCCAAGCAACTCAAATCCAATCCAGAATTTTACAATATTTTGGGAGGAGCCTCTGGATACTCGGAAGAGCCCCTTCTAACTGTATGTGATGAAATAATGAGCCGGGTTCTGGCCGAGGATATGCCGTGGAAATGGAATCGTCACATTATTCCCCAGTTTCTTACCGTAAGTCTTCAACAGGATTACTGTACCACAATTAGTGATATTGGGTGGCTGGAAAACGGTTGGGTCGTAGATATCAATAACTCTACATCCAACTCAAATGGTGCCCCGAAGCCTATTCGTAGTTTAGAAACCGTGAGGGACTTGACTTGGACCTCCGCTCAGACCGTCCCTTTTAATGTATCCTACATCCAAAACAGTTTAGCGTCAATGGGAATCTGGCAAGCAAACACTCCGTATGGGTGTGGATACGGGGTAGCTCAGCTCCCTCGTTCTCCTATTCAGCAATTCAGAGACCAAAACGGTAACATTCTCTATATTGACTCCACACAACTAGGGCTAAACATTGAGTCCCCTGGATACACAGGAACAACCATTCCTCTCCCAGTAAACTCTCCCTACGGGACTTCTGGTTCTGCGGAACCCTACGCTCCAGCAAACGCCACCCCGGGCGATTTAGTACAGGATGGAACTGTCGTTTGGACCGTGGCCGACCCAGACGCCTATGCTCTTCGTCTAAGCCCTCTTCCCGCCCTAAACGGACTGTGCTGGTGGGTGGTGGTTCAGTACCAATCCTGCCCACCGAAAATAGAAAGCCTCCGTTCCCTTCTTTCCCCAATACCCGATTATATGATGTATCTTTTCCGGGCTGGGGTTCGGGCCGCTCTTAAAAGGGAGAACAGTCACCCAGACGCTGAAAGAATTTATGCGGAGTGGGAAGAAACACTCGTAAAAGCACTCAAGGCGGGGGATAGGCAAGCCGAGGATTTCTGCCTGTACCCGACCTCTAGCATAATGGGAGGAACCCAGCAACCTTTTGGCTGGAGCGGAATCGGAGCTGCTAACCCCTACGGACCTGCTCTTTTGTTCCCAGGATATGGTGGAAACTAGCCACAGTAGTATCCAGAAAATGGATAAAATGAAACCTTTCTACGGAAATATCGAAGACAAGACCCGAGACAATTCCAACTTTAGAAAAGTATTATTTACTGGGAAGTTGCAGTTGGTGCTTATGTCTTTAAAACCCGGGGAAGAAATTGGCGAAGAAACTCACAAAGCCGACCAGTTTTTCCGAGTAGAGCAGGGTACTGCAATATTCGTCATCAACGAGGACGATGTGTTTATTGCGAAAGACGGAGATGCTGTCGTGGTTCCAGGAGGATCTCTCCACAACGTTATCAACAAATCCAAAACCTCTACCTTGAAATTATATACCATATACGCCCCACCAGAACATCCTGATAAAGAAACTAAGAAGACTAAAAAAGAAGCAGAGGAAGCAGAAAAATAGTGGCAAATCAGTTCCAACTTAACGGTGGGTCTCCTGCCAAACAAACCAGATACACCGGCTTGTGGAACGCGTCGTGGACCTCGGGTTTGTACACCAATCGTAGTCCTCTCCGCGAAGGTCCAGTAACCCGCCAAGAAGCTCGGTATATTGGAGCGAGAAATGACTGTTTCTGGGATGGGTCGAACATCGAGATCAGCCAAAAGCTGACACCTATCCGTCGTCCGGGAAATTCTCAATATAATACCTCCACTTTTTCAGCCATTGACGCCTTTTACGAGTTTCGCCTATTTAATACAAACACTGAAACCATCAAAGTAATGGCGGACACAGCGTCCACGCTTTATGATGCCACTGGCCCCAGCAGCAAAATTGCAGTATGGTCTAAATCTGCGGGAGCGGGGCAGACATACATGCAGTACGTCGCCAATAACCTGTATTTTGGAAATGGCGTTGATCTAAAGAAATGGATTCAAAATCCAGTAGGGTGGCTGGCTTCTAATAAATATACCGTAGACGGAATGGAAACATTCATTATCGACCCGAACGGTAATCTTCAGCAACTTACCCAATGCGTGATCCCTGTTACTTATATCCAGATATCATCAAATGTTCTTACCGTTACGTTTGACCGTACTGTTACGAACTATCTAACATCTGGACTGAACATCAATTTTCAAAATCTTGTTCATGCCACATTTCTCAATGATTATGACCCCAAAAACCAACTAATTACGATAAGCACTGTTTCAGGAAATCAGGTTACGGCTTCATTCGTATATAATAATTACGCAAACACCGCAGACACCGGAACTTGCTATGTCGTTGAGGGAGGGACTCCTTATTCTGGTTCTACCCAACCAACATGGAATACCTCTGTCATGGGTACCACGACGGATAATGTATGTCTGTGGACCAATCGAGGTTCGCCTCTTGAGAATTTTGGGATCGTAGGGCCTACCCAAGAAGCTCTAACAGTAAAAGTAAACACAAACTCACAATCCTGGGCGGACACTACTTACTATTCTACTCTTGATGCGATTATAGACGACAATGGAAATCTCCAGAAGGTCACAACTGGTGGAAAAAGTGGGTACTATGGATCTGGAAACCACCCCACATGGGCAACAACCCTGGGGGCTACTACCCCAGATGGAACTGTTGTGTGGACCGTCTCTAAGGTAGGATTATGGAACCCATCTACCCCAAATACGACCACATGGCAGCCTAACACGTCCTATACGAATGGGGCCCTTATTACAGCAACCCCGACAGGGGGAGTTCCTTGCGTATTTCAGCTTGAGGATTTCGCTGCGGCCCAAATTTCTGGAAACGTCACTGCTTATCTGTGGTCATGTGCCAACAACACAGGAGCTTTCGCTCAAACATACCCTTTGTCCACCGGAAGTGCCACGGCCTCAGCTACTGGAAACAGTCTTATATTCAACTATCCAGACGGGTCCGGTTCGGACCAAACAGCAGGTCCCTTGCAGTGGGCTACTCTTAATTCTTCTGGGACCATAACAGGGAGAACGACTCCATTTCCGTCATACCGGAATAATTATGATATGGTGGTTATGGCTAACTTAGAAATACCAGAAGCTGGGGACTATACAATATCCATAACCCATAAAGATGGAATGATATGGGGAATTGGTAATGCGGCTACTTACGTAAGTGGTCCGACAAATGACCCGTACAAAAACACAGTTACAGCGGTGATGGGTTACAAAGTAATCGGTGGCAACAACAACACTATTAACGGTGATGCCCAAACAGAAGACTTCGTGGTCAACTGCCCCGATGCCGGTACGTATCCTATTGAAATCGATTACGCTTACTGGTATCACAGTTCCCAACGTCTTGTAGTTAAAGTAAACGGAATAAACCCAGTTCCAGGAACGATATCAACGACTAGGACAAGTGGGCCGTCTGCCCCAACATGGCCAGATTTTAGCACAGCTTACACTCCGGGATACGCTCTTGCGACGGAAACCTCTGGGCAGTTAGTATGGGCCAACATCGGCAACGTTTCCGATTTTTCTTGGACCACAAAAACATACTACATCACAAACAGCTCGTCAGGAATTATTGACAGCAGCGGGTATTCTGAACTCCCCTTCGAGTCGGGAACAACGAGCAACAATGCTCCCACATTTACAAAAACTTTGAACGGGATTACTTCTGATAATCCTAATTTAATTTGGATAAATAAGGGGAAAGCGTCCACAACCGCAGCGGGAAACTTGAAAACTTCGGCGGGAGGGTGGCAATACTGTATTGCGTTGGTTAACACTCTCACTGATACGGTTTCTAATGCCGGTCCAGTTACCACCATTACTGGAAGTTTTGTGGGGGCCTCTAGTGTATCCATATCGGGGGGTCTCCAAACCTCGTCTGCTATAGATCCCCAAGCAGATTACGTCGCTATATTCAGAACCAAAGACGGAGGAGGAACATACTATCTAATTCCGTCAACTTACAACCAAAATACCGTCTATACTCTTCCCCTCTCAGAATATTTAGCAAACGGCTATACAGATACCACCGTAGATGCCGACCTCAACTTTCTCATCTCTCCAGCTTTAAGTGAAGAAAACACTCCTCCAGGGGACGTAGGAACGGGTTCGCAGGGGATGATTAATTTTACATACCACCTAAGCCGATTGTTCGGAAGTGTCGGAAATGTGGTATACTGGAGTTCTGGCCCCGATGCTCCTGTGGGAAACGGAAACGAAGGGTGGCCACCTGATAACTCCTTTACGTTTCCTTCTCTCGTTAAGAGAATCGTTCCTACCAGCATTGGAGCTTTGGTATTTACTGTTTCGGATGTTTACTTAATCGCAGGAAAAGCAACGTCCGCCAGCCCTTTGTTTCCAATTCCTTATGTTCTTGGATTAGGACTTCTTTCCTATAACGCCTTGTCCTTAAACGGAACTCTCATATATCTCTTGTCTGCGGATAATCAGTTTGTCGAACTGAATCCGCATTCCGGGGTAACCCAGCTAGGAAACCCAATCGGGGATAAACTTCAAGCATGGGATCCTTCTACTGCCTATGTAACTTGGCATGTAAGTGGATCTAGGGACCAAGCTATATATGTATCTGATGGCTCGACGGGGTGGTACAGACTCATGACCACTCCAAGTCCAGAAACTGGACAAACTTGGTCTCCCTTTGCAACTATTCAAGGTGGGTGCAAGGCTGTACAGTCCATAGAAGTATCTCCCGGGGTTACAAAACTTCTTCTGGGACCTACTTCTTCTGGTCCGATCCTCCAAAGAGACTATTCGGTTTACACAGATAATGGAACTGCCTACACTGCTTTTGGAACAATAGGAAGCATCGTATTGGCTCATCCCGGTCAATTAGCCGAGTTAGTTTTTGTCACGCTCGACAGCACAGCGGTAGGCTCTCACCCGACAGTAGGGGTTTTGGTAGAGGAAATCTCTGGTACCTTCGAGACCATTTCTAACCCCAATCCAGATCCTACGCAGCTTCCAGCAAGCTCTACTATCTACGGAGATAGGTTCTACTTCTCCGAAACCCAGCAACCAGCCATATGCCGACATCTTCAGATTAAATTTTCTTGGCCCGCCGAGAACTACGCCAACGAACTTTTAACCATGACGCTATATGGTGGATATGCGGAGGAGTTGTAATGCCGACGTTGGCAGAGGTTACCTCAAAATCAGTAGAGCAACTAGGTTTGAGGAGAGTTGAGACTACCCAGTCCCAGCAACAAACCACGGTATCCTCCTCTTCAAGCTCGGACACGGGGTACACTCGTTGCCCCGTTCCCCCCGTATCCATATCTCCAGACTCTCTTTCTACTTATAACCAGAACGGGAAAACCCCCCAGTCCCGATTTTTGGCCTCTCTCCCTTTGTTCTCCGAAACATCTTCTGGAAACTCAACAACTACTGTTGTTCAGGGGAGCGGAGGGAGTTCAGGAACGAGTTCTGGTTCTAGTTCGTCAACCAGTACTTCAAACATTCTACCAACAAATACTGGGTTTACTACCCCCGCTATTAGCCAGAATGTTCCTTTTATCACGACTGTTCAGATGTCCCCGTTATTTATTTTGTACAAAGTAACTGTGAGTTCTCCAGCGAGAGTCGAATTGTATAGTACCTATTCTTTTCAAACTCTGGACCAAGGTAGGGCGGCATCAACTCCTGTTTCTATCGGATCAGAGAATGGGATCATTGGGGACTTCAATTTGGCTTTAGCAACGGAGTCTCCGTGGATTTGCTCTCCCGCCCCCACGGGGTTTAACGGCGACGATCCAATTTCTTCCACTATTTATGTGACTGTTACAAATCTTACGGCATCCTCCTCGCCGATTACCGTATCTCTTTTCTATCTTCCTATGGGAGAAGTGTAATGGGACAAATTTACCCAACTCCGACATCTTCTGGGCAGTCTCTGACGATCAATACCTCGTCTCCGCTAACTGGAGGGGGCACGGTGTCTCTCGGAGGAAAAATAACTCTTGGTCTATCCACAACAGATGGTTCTACCAGAAAAGCCTACACGGTGAGTCCAGCAGCAGACGGAACTACCCAGAATTTTACAATAGATGGAGTGTCGTCTAGTCTCAGTGTTTCTTACGCCGATGTTTTTATTAACGGTAAGATACTGCTTACCTCTACTTTCTCACTATCGGGGAATGTTCTTTCGTTAAACACCGCTCCTACTTCGGGAGCAAAAATCAGAGTTGCCTTCTCCTCACCAAACGACAATCGAATTCAGTATACTCTGACCGCTTCGTCCTCGACAGTTTTTACGTTCCCATCTTCCTTACCCGAGGGAACGTACGTTGACATCTACGACGGGAATGGAAAGTTCCAATATCCCGGAACGACTGGTTATTATCTAGACATAACCAATGGATCCTACTCTGTAGTTTTTGCTTCGGCCCCGGTTACCCCAGTTATCGCGGTTTTCGATCCCTCCGTAAACAGCGGAAGGCAGGCGTATTCTTTAGTCGCCCAAACAGGAAGCACTACCGTTTTCAACATATCTGGAGGAGCCCCGAGCACAGGGTATGTAGACGTTTTTGCAAACGGCTTATTCCAGATGGATGGGTCATCTTATGACTACACGCTGAGCTATTTGTCCGGAAACTGGACGGTTACTTTCGCAACAGCCCCTGGAAGTGTAAGTCTCGCTGCTGTTTTTGCCCCGTCTACTGTACTTCCTTCGGCACAGACCGGAGGAAACACCGTAAACCAGATAGTAGCTGGAACAAATGTAACTATCAGTCCTTCCTCGGGGATAGGGATCGTAACCGTGAACTCCTCTGGTGGAGGATCAGGAACCATAACAGGGGTAACAGCAGGGACCGGGTTATCCGGCGGGGGAACTAGTGGTAATGTAACTTTATCTCTGAGTACTCCAGTATCTGTAACTAATGGGGGGACAGGAGTCTCCACACCTTCTCTAGTTCCTGGATCAAATGTTACTATCAGCGGAAGTTGGCCAAACCAGACAGTAGCGGCGTCCGGCGGGGGTTTCCCCTCGTCCACGACTTTTACTTTGGGGTCGGGAACTTTAGCCCCGCAGGGTAGTATTGGTTTTGGCACAAGCGGCATAGCGGGAGTAACGGCAACTACCCCCCTGTGTGCTAATTTTGTAGGAGCAAACAGTAATCTTCCTACAGGAAGTTCTGCCCTTGTATCTTTGGCCGTACTTTACAGAACCGATGTGGGAGGAATAGCTGTTGTTATACACAATGCCTCTACTACTTATACCTGGACTTATACAAATTTGGAAGTTTTAGTTTCTGCTTGGGTCTAGACAAGCGACTCCGTTTGTTGTTTATTAATTTTAAGGTTTCAAATAAGTTGTTTTCGATTATCAAACACAAAGGACAGACATGCAATTACCTTGGAACCCTATGGAGTGGGCCTCAGAACATTGGCAGGAACTCATCGGATGGTCTGCGCTAGCAACCTTCTTTTACCGTGCTTGGTTTGTCGCCAAACGAATAATTGGATTTGGGGAAGGCGTGGAAGAAACCCGTGCTGACCTTAAAACAATCATGACAAATCATTTACCCCACCTACAAATAGAACTGGAGTCCGTGAACAGCAAGCTATCTGACCTTCATTCCGGAATGCACGGGGATATTGATGGATTGCGCGAGGATCTTCGGGACGGACTCAATCGTTTAAACGATAGCATCAATGTGCTTCTCACGAGGGTGCCATAATGTCCTTAGTTTTTGTTCGCCCCGCAAAACCCGGCGATGAGCGCCGTTTTCTTGATTGGTCCCTTGAAAATCCAGATAATGGATTCGACCCCCAAGTGGCAAAAACCCCGTCCACGATGGTGCTATGTGCATACGACAAAACAGGAGTTATGGCCTATCAGCCTGTTCAGCAAGTCTTCATGATGGACTCTTATGCTGGTCGCCCGGGAAACACAAAACTACAGACGGCAAACGCAATGAAAGAGTTGTTTCAAGAAACAGTTACTCAGGCTCATATTAAGGGTGTCAACGAGATTTACTATTTGGGGACTGAAGAAGGCACCAACCGAATGACAACGAAGCATGTGTTCGAAGAACTGCCGTACAAGATCTATAGAATCAAAGTTTCTGACTTAGAGGGCTAAATGAACGTTTGCTTAAAATCGGAATTCGTATGGAGCGACAGGCAGTATAGGTATATTCGGGTATACGATAAATCCATTTTCTGGACCGGAAGGGCTGCTCTCTGCAAGGGGGCTAGTGATTCTGAGAAAAACATAGCTCAGCAACAATCTTCTTATTATAATACTCTGCAAAACGACTACAAGACACAATTCACCAAACAGAGTAATATTCTAAATGCTCTTGATAAATCTTTGTCCCCAATCGTTAACAAAGGTGTTGGACAGTATGGGTTCTCAAATGCGGAGGACGCGGCCATGCGTACCCAATCAACCGCCGGAACGGCTAGTGCGTATAAGAGTGCAAAGCAAGCTACAGGAGAATCACAAGCCGCACAAGGTGGGGGAGATACTTTTGTAGGTTCAGGCGTAAAAGCACAAACAAACGCTCAATTAGCCAACTCCGCCGCTTCTACTGAGTCTAACCAACAGCTAAATATCACCCAGCAGGGATACCAGCAAGGAAGACAGAATTACTTTAACGCTGTAGGACAAGAACAGAATGTTGCCAGCACGTACAACCCGTCTGGGTATGCCAACGCCGCCAACCAAGCTGGGGAATCTGCCTTTGGCTCCGCAAGTACCGTAAACAAAGAAAATTCGGAAGGAAGCGCTTGGGGTACGATAGGTGGAGTGTTGGGTGGTGCGGCGTCATCTTATGCTAGTGGTCTTGGGTCCGGATTAGGAAAAAAATGGGGCGGTGGAAGTTCGGGGGATGAGGGATAAAAATGCCAGTAAATAAACTAGAAGCACTTTTGGACGCAATCGCCAGCATCAAGGGTTGGAACAATCCCGACTCTCTTTCCTACCAAATTCGGAACCCTCTTCTTGTGCAGAGTTTTTCAAAACCAGGAAAGAACGTAATAGACCCGGAGGGGCACAGAGTGTTCGCCTCCGCCCTAGCCGGAATTCGCGCCTGTTTATTTGATCTGGAAATTAAGATCAAGGGAGAGTCCCGTGCTGGAATTGACTCCAACGATAAGCTAGAAAACATTTTACGCGTGTTTGGAGTCTCGGAAATTGGGGGCCAACAGCAAGTGGTAAAATTTCTCAAACGCGCACTAAAAAATGATTCCATTTCCCGGACGACCCCGCTGTCGTTTTTTCTGGAGGATAAATAATGGCCACATCAAATCTAATGCCGAATCCCGAAGTCCAATCCGTACAAGTTAACGCGACTCCTTCTCCAGATCCACAAACACAGACTCAAGATACCTCCAACCTTCAAATACCGCAGCAACAAACTCAGAACTTTAACACTCCTGCTCAAAACACAACTCCCCCGCAGAGCGGGTGGCATCGTGCTTTGCAGTCCTTGATGGGAACGTCTACTCAGTACCAGCAAACGCTAAACGGTATACAGGTTCAAAATAAACCTGGACAGTTGTTTAGGAGCATTCTGGCTGGTGCTATTATGGGAGGAGCCGCAGGAGAAGAAGCCCACAACCAAAATCCATACGGAGGATTTATGGGGGGATTCGCGCCCGGGGCTAAAGCCGGTCTGCAAAATCAACAACAACAGGGACAGCAAGCAAAGCAAGACGCCCAGCAGCAGTGGCAGAACCAACTTACTGCTAATAAAGAACAAAGAGAACAGCAGTCTGCGGATACGGAAGAACAAGTCCGAAAGGCCCAGATTGCCCAAGCCAATACAGAGACCCTACGCATAAACCAAGCCATGCAAGGACAGAGTTTTGACCTCCATCAAAAACTGGCCGAAGCTGGAAAGAATCAGATTAAACCGTACGTTGATGCTGGTCTAGAACCAGTCGTCGCTGGACTCTCTGAAACAGATCATGAACAGTATATCAAAGATCATCCGGGGGCTAGTTCTCTTGATTGGGAACTTACGGGGACCAAGCTAGGAGCAGACGCCAACGGAAAACCCACATATGAGGGGGTCTATACGGCTTTCGACCCTAAAGGAAAAATTACCGTCCCAAAAGCTACCTACGATCAGTGGTCCAAAGACGGAGTGTTTGATAGATTTCCAGAATATGGATCTATTCTAAAAGATGGAAAACAACTTACTTCCCAACAATATGTTCAAGTAAAACAAGACGCAGACAGGGTGAGGGCGGATAATCTTGGACGTCAGATCCAAGACTTGAATGTGAAAAAGATTCAGGGGGAGATATCTAAAGACAGCGCAGAAAGATCTAGGTACCTCACTGAGACCTCCAGAATTCGTCAAGAAATTTCGGACGATAACCTTGGAAAATCTCAAGAGGTGTCCTTCAACAAAGCCTTACAAGAACTGAACAAGAACAACGGAAACTTCGATGCTCTTTCTCCATCGTCTAGAGTTATCATCGCTGAATCTATGCAGAAAATGGTACCAGCTTTAACCCAAACATATTCTCGCGTCGTGGCAGATACGTCAGATCCATCTTCTCAGCAAAAGGCGGGAGAACTTTTGACACAAATCCAAAGTATTACGAGTCTCGGAACGAGAGCAATGGCGGGGATGGGGCGTTCTGCTCAAGGCTCATCCACCAGCGCCAACCCAGTCGCCCAGATTGCAGAGAAATATTCTCGGGGTCTGTCCCCTTCTGCGTCCTCTGCTGTTCAAACTTTATTGGTATCTCAAAAACCTCTTTCGGAGCAACTATCTATTCTCAATAGTGCAACTTCTATGGGAGGAAATCCCCTTACTCCTGCGGATAAAATTGCGGCGCTTAAAGCTCTCACAGAAGCGGACAAAGAACTTTCTCCGGTGACGGAGAAACAACGCCAAGAAGAAAAAGATGCCACCAAACAAGTAAAGAAGGCCCAATCTGCCGCTTGGTGGAGTGAACCGTCCGCTTCCAAGTCTATCCTTCAGGGTACAAACGCCGTTACTTTTCGGTAAAAATCTACATTAGACAGCATATCAGGCTAGGAAATAATGGACATCCTCGATCTACTAGGAAATAAGTCAAATACTCAAACTTCGGCCCCTCCTCCCGTTTCGTCTGGGGGAGGGGATATTCTTGATATGCTGGGGGGAGGAAAGTCCAGTAGTCCATTTTCTGGACAACCCTCTCAGCACGTTTACCAGGACTCAAGTCAACCCTGGTACAAACGTGCGTGGGATTTTGCCAACACTCCTATCACGGAAAGTTTGTTTGGACTTCCTGAAGACCGTCCTGGCGCGGGAGGTTTCGAACGTGGTGTAGAGCACATTGTTGGAGGATTGACAAGTCCACTTTCGCTGGCCCTAACAGCCGCGACCTTCGGCGGTGGGGGACTTTTGGAATCGGCGGGAGCCACCACCCTCAAAGAAGCAGGACTATCCGCAGAAGAAATTGCCAATGCTACAAAAGCGTCCACAGCGGCCCTACAGGCGATCAAGGACGCAAAACCTATTGAACCCTACATCAACCAAGCTCTGGAAGCAGGGGGGCACGATCTGTCTCTTCTGAATAGGGCTAGGGCCGTCGTGTCCCCGCTTAATAGAGACGCCGAACTCGGATCCAAAGAAGTACAGAACCTTTTATCCAAATCTGGCTTAACCCGCCCTCAGATTAAATCTCTGGAGGCGGGAGAACTTGCGCCCGAAGAACGTTCGGTTTTGGCTTCAGCCAACGGCGGATTCTCAGACGAAGAACTGTCTAAACTCGCAGATGCTGGGAAAACAGTTGCGGAGGCTAAGAAAAGTTTCAGTCCTGTTGAAGACGCGGTTAGAGAATCTGGAGCAAACGTAGACCAGTGGAAAACAGCCCAAGACCTACTTTACAAGAACGGTCTCACTGAAGCGGACCTTCTCGGTGGAAACGCCATGGAGAGAGGGGCGTTTCATGTTATCCGGAGCGCGGTTCCCGATCTCCCCGTAGCCGCCGCGCTGAGAGCATCCAGAACCGCCAACACAATTCTCAACGCCGGATTCACCCTGCAACAATTTGAATCCGCCGCTTCGATGTCTCCTCGCTTTCTTGATGCCTTGAAAGAAGGAGACTATGACCATGCTTTGGAATATGGTACCGAGGCCCTAGCTGGTGCCGGGCTGGGAGTAGCAGGAGCGGGACATGCTCTTTCTTCCGCAGGAGAATTATTCAAACCCCTACTATCCACCGACAAGTTCAGGCCCAATGATGAGTTTTTGGCTCTGGATAGAACTAATCGCGAAAGGGAAGCGCAACACGCAGTAGCCGAACAACACGCGATAGAAGTTGCCAAAGAAGCTAGGAAGATTCTCGGCCACGAACCTGTTCGTCCTATTTTAGGAGATACTCCCGAAGTCGCTGCCAAAAAAGCGGACGAATTGGCAATGGTCATTGCTCAGAGGCAATTAGGAACTAATCCCGAGTTGGCGAAGAAATATGCGGCGGTACTGAGGGCCGCGAACGGAGAAGATGTCAAGGTACCAGAAGGTGGTCCTGAAAATGGACTTCCAGAAAATCTTGAGGAGATGATAAAGGATAATAAATTCAAAGACAAACCTCAAGAGTATAAAGATAGAGTCATCCGATCTTACGACGCAGTAGGAAACGGAACCGTCCCTGAAAATGTAGTCAACGCCGCAAAATACTTGGCAGAGCAAGAGGACAGAAATTACGAAATTGGGTCAGGAAACGGACTCCTAACAAACTACATTGATGGTCACTTCCACAGGACTTGGGAAAACGAAAACCCATCGGGTAGGGTTGTCGCTGCGGATTCCAAATCTGGGCGATTTACTACTCGTGTGTCTCAAGCCAAACAGCGCGTGTATGATTCTACCCTGACTGGGTTGTTGAAATCTCCTACCCAAATGAAATTGGACCCAGTTGAGATTACTGCTCAGGATCGTGCTTCTCTTTTGAAAGCAGCAGCCAACAAACAACTAGTTCACTCCCTCAGAGATAACTTTGTTCGTGGATCTGACGGAAGACCTGCGGTTGTTCTGTCCGGCTCGGGAAAGGTTGTGGCGGGGGCCAACGGAGAAGACCCAACCACTTTTATCCGTCCCGACCAAGTAAATCTTATCACTGTCGCAAAACCAGTTATTGAACATCTCCAGAAAACGGGAGACTTGGAAAGATTCCTTGACGAGGGAAGTTTGAGAGACATTACCCCTCGTGTCTACCCTCAAAACATCGCTTCGTCTATCGAAAAACTAGAAGACCAAGCGGGAAAACAAGAGGCCAAATATGACCCTGAAGGAAACAACATCCTTCGTAAGCAAATTGCTGCCCTAAAGGACATGCAGGCCAGAGGAGACTATTCCGGTCTAAAAGACTTCAACTCCTCTCTCGAAAAGAAATATGCTTGGGACCCGCAAGACTATATCACTATCAACAACTCAGCGATGCGTGGGTGGAATTTTGCTACTAACGATTCGGCGGGGCATAGTGTCCTGGTAAACTCGGATATCCGTGTTCACCCCGAATATGCAGAATATCTGAAGAACCGTCTCGGCCTCGCTGAATCTGATTTGGCCAGAAACCCAGTAGGGAAAGCATTGCTTGGGGCGGGAACCAAGATGAAGAAGACTCTTCTGTCTTTGTCTCCTTTCCACATGGTCCAAGAGGCTCTGCGCGGAATTATGGTTGGGGTAAACCCTATTGGAGCGCTGAAAGACGCCGTTCATGGAGATGGACCAAACATTTTGTCGGGAGAGAAAATTGACCCCTCCAATCCAAATAGCGACACAATTCTGAAAAAATGTGTTGAGCAAGGAGGAACCCTAGGTGTTGACTTCAAGTCTCTACAGGAGCACAGTGCTGGAAAAAGCGAGGGGCTATCTTCGGACGGCGGGTTACTTCAAAAAATTCCGGGTGTTGGAAAAACCATCGGGAACTCGATGCAGTTTTATGAGAATTTCTTATTCCAAAGGTATATTCCTTCCCTGAAAGCTAGGGCAATGGAGCTAATGTACCATCGGTATCAAGAAGCGCACCCTGATTGGTCGGTAGATCACGTAGCTAGAGCAGCAGCTTCGCACACAAACGACACTTTCGGTGGGATCAATTGGAGACAGATGGGCCGGTCAGCTACCACTCAGGACTGGGGTCGATTGCTCTTACTCGCCCCCGATTGGCTTGAAGCCGAAATGCGTTCTGGTGCCCGTTTGTTCAACAAGGATGAAGGTGGTCTAGGGCGCGAGCAAGTAGCCAAGATGGCCATGAGCATGTGGGGAATCGCCCGTGTTCTGAATTTGGTAGGCACGGGAAACGCCCATTATGAAGCCCCATTTGGTCTTGCAGTCAAAAATAAGGAAGGCAAGGAGACGGTTTTCTCTATCCGTATTCTTCCTACTGATCTTCTCCACGCCGCTTCAGATCCCGTACAGTTTTTGACGGGTCGCCTAAACCCGACTATTCGTACAGGACAAGAGTTGGTCTCAGGAAGGGATCAGTATGGCAGAAAGCTGTCTCCACAGGATTTGTGGGTTGATGTTTTCCGTAACATGGCCCCGATCCCCGCACAATCAATTGGACAGATGGTATCTGGATCCGGTCCCGAAGTTGGGTCCCCGGCTCAAGTCTGGAAGGCGATAGGTGGAACTGCGAGAACTTTCCAAACCCCCGCTGGAAAAATGGCGGCAGATTTGGCGGCATCCCACTCCGAAGATGGGCTTGTAGATCCAAGTCAGCAGGCCCGACACAGAATGATTATCAATCTTGAGGATCAGGTCCGTGCTGGAGAAGTGTCTTGGCCCGATGTGGTCAAGCTAACCTACAATACTGGGCAGCTAAAAGAGTCCGAAATGAAGAGAATGCAACAGAACCTTCAACATACGAAGGGGATGGACAGCACGATGGCTTCCCTGTATACAAGGGCTTCGCGTCTGCCCGCCACCGAGTATCTCCAATTAATGGAACAAATGAATCCCTCAGAGAAAACCGCTCTTCTTCCCCTGACCCAACAGGTGATGAAGAAGTACACCTCTAAAGCTATGAAGTCTATGACCCCGCAGGAAAGATCGCAAGACCCAACTTTGCAGAGGATTCTGAACATGATGCACCCCGGAGGAAACCAAGTATCGTACGCACCTCCTCCGACTTCTCCGGTAATCCCAGAACCAGTAAAAAATGAGGTTGCCTACTTGTATACCGCGACACATCCACAAACTGGGCACAAGGTTGGGTCAAATAATGGGACGGACTGGTTTGACCACCAGACGGGAGAGCCTATAAATGGCTAGTCCTTCTAGTCCATTAAACGGACAAAATCCGTCCCCTCCTTCTGGGTACAAGATAGATGTAAAACCCCCGGACGGCTACCAACTGGATAAAGATTACTCGCAGGTTCCCGCTTTTCTCCAACAGAACCTAGATATGAGCAAAGTCCAACAGGTAGTCACTGCACCTCGAACCCAGCAGGAGAGAAACTCCACAGCAGAGGTTGATTCGGATAATCCGTACAAAGTTAAGGTATTAGACCCAAAATCATACGGTCCCCCAGTTCTAAACCACGAACTTACCCACACCTTCCAGGAAACTCGGAACAAAGATATTTCTCCGGCAACTCCTGTTGTTCTTCAATCTCGGAAAGCATATGATTATGGAGGGATAGAAGGTCTCGAAGCCGCCCAGAGACAGCGGAAAACCATATCCGACTTTAACTACGAGCAGCAAGCGGAAATGGTGAAGGACTACAAAGTCCGTCACGATTTCTACTTGAATAAAGCGTATCAAGGAAAAATCACTCCCAAGGAAGAACGGGAAATGTATAGACTCCAGCAAGCCTATCACCCGTTTATCAGGCAACTGGCGAACATGCCCAGCGACAAAGAAAATCTGAAACGAAATCCTGTTCTCGAACTTCTGGGAGCACAGAAACCAGTATCCATTGAACCTAAATCATTCTCCCCTGGACTTCCATCATATGACACACTCGGTCTGGGAGTTTTGCCCGCAGATCCGTTGATGGGAGGAAAATCACAAGATACCTCTCCTAAAAAGAAACCATCCAAAAAGTAAGTAAGACACGAATCCCCTCCTAGATCATCTCTAAGAGGGGATTTTGTTCGTCCAGAAAATGGACTACCTTTTTAAGTCGTCCAGTAACTCTTCATCTCTCATAAATACCATACAAACGTTCTTCTGCTGTCTTTGCGTACGGAACTGAATTGTGGATAGGTCCACTAATAGCCTCGGCAATACCCTTACATTCTATCTTTAGAGTAGCTCCGCAAATAGCATACCCCGCAACGTCTACAAAAGGAGACTCTCCGAAAGGATCATTATCCGTAGCAATCCGTTTTAGCTTATCCCAGATTCTTGCTACTAAAAGAGCATCAGGGTACTGGTCAGTCTTAATTCCGTCTGGGTAGAGAATCTTTAGGGCTTCTCCCGCCGTACCGAAAGAGTTACCATAGGCTATATTCTTGGCTTTTACAAGTGAGGCCATCTCGTCAACTTTGTCAGAAAATGCGCTCATTAGTTCTCCTCGTCTTCGTAGTCAGACTGTTCTTCTGCTCGGGCTTCCTCAATAAAATCAAAATCCGTAGAAGCCTGAATCAAAGCATCTCCCTCGTCTTCTGCTTCTACTTCACCTTCCCAATAGACACTTACACTATACTTAGGCATGATTCTCCTCTTTCACTTTCTACCCCACGAACCTTTTCTCGTAGTATCCCCTATCAAAAAATGGAAACCATTCTACTGAGAATCGGGTTACAATGCCAAGATCATTCTGCTTAATCTTAATTATAGAATACCCGACGTGGGCTTGCAGACGCTTCTTTCGCATGAATATACTCTGGTCGCAAGTACACCCTCCCTGGACCGTGTGAACTTCACGGGGGTAACCGTGATTAAACTTGTGGTAGTGACCAACAAGTTCGATCTGTGGCTTCTCCCCTCCCTGGTAGGACTCCACTCGTTTCTGGTCAGTATAGGAGATAGCATAAGCCGATCCTCCTCCGGGGTGGACAACGCGCATAACCGCTAAACCTGATCCATATGATAGCTTTACGTCAGCCTCACCATATCCAAGATACTTCAGGTCGTATCTCCCTTGATCTTCCGCTCTCATTTGTAGGTACCTTCCAACTTCAATTCCTTCTCTCTGCTGGTACCATCCTTCGTGATCGTCACCAGCGATGTAATGAGTTTCAATTCCTTTCTTTTGGGGGAAGTTGTCAATCATGTAGTCAAGCTGGTGGTCCATTCCGGGGGCGGTTAAAAGCTCTGTTTTATTAAAACGAGCTTCTCCGTCTACCCAGTTTCCCGCATTATAGGCAACGGTGATACCTTCCTTCTCAAAGTGGTCATAAGCTGCGTTCAAGACATCTAGACGAGAGTTACGATTACACAAGTGGTTATCGGTAGTAAATCCGAAACTATGTGTCCAATCTCCTTTTCCTCCCTTGACTTCACTTTTCCCTGGTTCTAGAAGAACGCTATCGCCGAGGTCATAAAGACCATTTACCGTTGTTAAAAGTAGGGAACCTCGGGATTTCATCTCCGTGATAGCTTCTTCTACTCTCTTGGGGCTACAGTCTAAGGCGTTGGCTATCTCTTCCGTAGACAGTGGACTCTTCTTTAGCAGCTTACGGATTGCTTCGTGATGGACTTTCGTTACTTCTGTTTTCGGATAGGAAGTAGATTCGTTCTTCAGAATACGCCCCACGGTTTTGTGGTGCAGCCCAAACTGTCTAGCCAGAGACCGGATAGATTCGTCTGGATCGTAAGTATGGGCGTCTCTGATTTGTTGCTTGATCTTTTCTGGGACTGAGGGTGTTGGCATTAAACGTTCTCCTTAGATTCCGGTAGCTCCGGTATAGGCGTCTTTGATGAGTCGAATTAATTCGGGGTCTCGGTATGCGTAGTTATCCGGTATGTCTAAGACGATGATTGGGGTATCGTCTCCTTCTTCTTGCATTTCCCGGACCTTCTCGGCCTGATCTTGTGTCATTACGACAATTTCATCGGCCCAATCCAAGTGAACTTCGTCGATGGGAATTAAGGCAAATTCCCTAGCAACCCCAACAGCACGTGTGTTGAAGTTATATGGTTCTTGGGACAGGACATAAGCAGCGGTGGCCGCCCGTAAAAGACCAGCCGAGCACACGCAGAGCACCCGCTTGTACTTTCCTTGCCACCTGTTCTGGCAATTAGCCAATCGATTCATGCGAAATTCTGTCACTACTCCTCCTTCAACTCAGACAAGATATACTCCGCCAACGTTGCTGCCCCGTCGTCTAGCCCCTTGGTGTAGGCCGCTGCATCTTCTGGTGATACTGTCTTCTGTCTCTCTCGCGAAGCTATTTCTCGGAGATTTGCTACTGCTAAATCTAGAAGTTTCATTTTCTCTTCCTTAACGTTGTCTACTGGTTCTTCTTCCTCTATGTTGCACCTGTCCAGCATCCACAAACCAACTAGGGCCAATATGGAGATAACTCCTGCTACCAAAGATTTTTGAACAACACCAACAACAGCGGATCCTCCTGCTACCGAAGCAAGAATGTCAACTACTACGTGGTGTTGTATTCGAGACGAATGACTCATTTAATTTTCCTTGTGAAATTCACAACGTGGTTGTCGAGAAGAGAGGTCATCTTCTCCGGTTTTTGCCTTCTTGAAAACCCAGAACTTTGCCGGTTGTTGACAAACGGAGCATCTACGAGGCGTAGAGTGTTCTGAAATATTTTGCGTCATCACTTCTCCTGTCCAGAAAATGGACTTGCTTCTTCAATACTTGTTACTGTTACTTCTGTCTTTTCGGGTGACCCATACTCTTTCTGAGCAGAAACCCTGACTACCTGCGAATCATCTTCGTAAGCTACCCCCGTAAGAGAATCTAGAACTGCCCGAAGTAACTTATCCGCATCTGGCTTTTTAGTTGGGTAAACTACTTTCTTTGGGGTACTCTTCGGTTTTGATAACGTCCACACAACAGAAATATTCACAGCTTCTGGTCTCGGAAATAGGGGTAGAGAATTTCCGCTTTGCTCCACAGCGCCCAATGCTACTTGAGTCAAGGTGTGTCTGTATGGCTTCATCTTTGGATTTGCGCTTGTTACATAGGCGCGTCCTCCACGGACAAAGGCTTTTGACGAACCTTGGGGATGGGGCGTTCCAAAAGCGGTAAAAGTAAGAATCTTACCCATTATAATGTACTCCTCGGACACCGCCATTGCGCCGGACTCGGTGTGCTCCAAACCTGAATAGTTGGCTTTCCGCAATCCGGGCAAAATGGTGGGTCGTCTCGCTGCTTAACTAGCTTCTCAAATTTCTTTCCACAAAATGGACAACTGTAGGTGAAAATCGGCATAGTACACCTCCTAGTCTAAATCAGTATTGATAGACAAAATCCGAACAGGTTGGCAATCAAGGATATCTCCGTTTGCTATAACAAAATCATTAGGATTAAGATTTACCGCTTGTTCTAATGCAGATTCCCAAGACTCAGCGTTACGATCAACAGAAACATCAATTATGACTCTTCCGATAATGCTGTAAGTACGAATTTTGGTTGTAGAGTTAGATACCCTTTCCTCTCCTATCGCAGAAACACCATCTGCCCTCGGGTAGTGGTAATCTGCATGTTTGGAGACATAACTGTCTCAAGTTTCGCTTTAGGAACGAACCACAGAGCACCGTCGGTCCCATCCCTAACTAGTCCCGAAGTTACTGTGTCAAGTTTGTTGAGTAGTTGCTGAAATTGAGGATCACGGGTGTCTGGAAATCCTGACGTATTTTCCTCAAGATACTCTGTTACTTCTTCGTAGAGATCTTTACCGGAGGCTTGGGATCGATTCAGAAACACCATACACACGGACAGCATAACGTGGTGGAGCTCGTCCCTCGCCGCCCGCCAGCAGGCTAATGCGATCTGCGATTTTATAAAATCAGAAGTGGTCATTAGTACCCCTTGGCAAAGTAATAGATAACGTAAAGCCACCCGAAACTACCGTGAAGAACTGCCCACCAAAATAGATGCCATTTTGTCCACGACAAAACAATAGCAAAAATAGATCCAAACTGTCCTATAGTTTCACAAATTTCTCTCCAAAAGCTACTCATCTTGTCCTCCTTTTCCATTTTCTGGACGATCTTCCCACCCAGGTTTCTCCGGGAAGGGGACAACCCTCTTCTGGGTAATCTCGTATCCCGGAGGTAGAAAATACATTGCCGCGTGTAGTTGCCCACAAAAAGACTTTGTTCCCCCGTTGTGGGTAAGAGTCACTAGATACTGAGCTTCTGGTGGAGGGGGAATTCTGCCAGCATCTGTATTTGTCTTATCCCATGATACTACACTGGGACCGTTTTGTCCACCTTTACATTCAGGATAATCACAAGTAATCGTAATTTGTGTTTGAACTCCCATTACTCCACCTCAAACTTCTTCTTTAACATCTTGATTCCTTTTTGGCACTCGCGCTGGACCGTACTCTCCGATACTCCTAAAGTCACAGCAACAGTTTTACGTGGGTTACCTTTTATGAACTGTTCCCAGACTGCCTCTCTGGTTCTGTCTGGAAGATCCAGTATGGCGTCCTGTAGCTGTTCTTCCGTAATACTATCCGTCATCAACTCACTGATTTGGGAAGCCTTGTTGTAATTTCCGTGTGAGAATAAAGAATATGTTTTGATGTCTGTTTTTTGTTCTCGGAAGATATCCAGGATTTTTGATCGGCAGATAGTGGCTGCGTAATTCAAATCATCTCCCAGTTCAATACCTTTTTCCAAGTGTGATTGTTTCTCCAGTAAGGCCACATAACATTCCTGGGTTATGTCTTCTTTTTCATGACTGTTTACGTGAAGTTTAAACATCACATCTTTGATTACGGGATCGTATTTAAGAATGTCGATCATTCGAGTCCTTCTTCGGACGATATTTTTGCTGAATGCCAACGCCGATTCCCGTGAGCGGAATCTTCTGCTCCTTGATGACACTGGTGGCACAGTGCCTCACAGTTTTCAAGTGAGACCTCCCCGCCTGATCCTTTGGGGAGTGTCTCGTGCATCTCCATGGTCTCCCAAGTAATAGTCCTTCCGCACCTTTCACATTCGTGCCAATCGGAGGAACCCTCCACGGAACATCGTTCAAAAACCTGCTGACGAATCTGTCCAACGGCCTTGCCCCTATCTATCAAAAGCATTTCCCCGTTGCAGTTTAACCAGTTCTTTCCTTTGAAAATATGGGTAGCTCTACCATCCTCCCCTAGGGAAACGTGGACCATTTTAGATTTTTTAGGCACTGGCGTTTCCTATTTCTCCCTGCCATGTTGACGTAGCTTCCCGAACCGCTGCCATCATTACTTCCTTCTTCCAGATGTGGTCTGCCTGCTCGTTGGTCAGACCTAAAATCTTTCGTCCTATGTTCCAAAACACCTCTAGTTCTTTTCTTTCTTCGGGATCTGTATAAAACCCTCCCAGATCGATCCAATTTCCTGACGGTCCTTCGTGGCAGTGTAAAAGTTCGTTTACTTTGACCCGCAGCATAGCCGCCGTCACATTTGGGCGAGACGCGTAGTCCATTAACTGGACAGTTCCCAGGGTGTCTTCGGTTTGATTCCGGTCGTCAAGAACCTCCGAGTTAATATTTCCGCCTTGTTTTACCAATCTCCGAAGTTCGTGGGCCTTGGAAATCCCTACAGACTCTAACTGCTCTTCGGAAACCAAAGGAAGCAATGTTTCAGCTACAGTTAATATAGCATAAACCTGACTCCTTTGTCTACCTATTTTTTCACAAATAAAGCTAAGGTAGGAAGAAAATCGGTCATACCCATAAACCATCCAGTATTGCTGGTTTTTTACCTCACGAAGCAGCCCCCCGAGACGGGCATAGCTACTGGCTAGCCTAAGCTCGTGAGAGGTGATCTGGTCCAGCAAGGTGTCAATTTCGGACCCCAACTGCACAGCGTTGTCTTTGTTCAGAGGAGGAAGGTAGATTTCGTGGGTCATTTGTATGGTACCTCCCTTTTGCATATGGGGCATCTCCGGGGATTGGTCATGTACAACATAGGATTTAAACCCCAACATTGGCACTCCACCTCTCGTGGGTCTTCCCCAAACCAGAATTTAATTCTTTGTCTAGCTTCTCTGTCATCATAGTGTCCCAAACGGATATGATGTATAATATCAGTGAGGATATCATCCAATGGTTTAAATTTACCGTATTCCATCATTTGCTTCCCTTCATTAGCATCACCAAAACTGTAATATTCCCAGACTCCATCTGAACCGGCTTGTTCGTATCCGTGAGTTTTAAGATTGCCGAATCTCCAGCTTTTGAAAGAAATCCAGACAGATATTTTTCGTTGATCCGAAGAGTAAATTCCTTTGGATCAAAAATGGGATCTGGAGAAATCTGTTCATAGGTAGCCTCATCAGAGGCCAGAGATCCGATTCCTCCTGCGGTCCAAGTAACCGTTCCTTCCTTGAACTTTCCCGTCACTCCTCCGCTGTCTATCTCTGTATCAATAAGAGGTTCTATGGTATGTAAAGCCGACACCCACTCCCCAGGTTTTAGGGATAGTAGAATCTTTGGCTCTTCTTTCAAAAGTTTCCCAAACTCTGGGTAGGTCTGATTTGGCTTTGATGCGAAAACTCTGACTCCTCCCGACTGGAACTGGAGGCTGGTGTTTGTCTCTCCAAAAATGATATCTTCATCCAGAGATTGAACAACCGAAGCTGCGGTAAAATTTAAGAGAAATTTAGTCTCATACGGCTCTGCTGCCATCTCCAGAACTACGGTAAGAACATTTCCGTCGGTTCCTATTACCTGATACCCAGAAGGGGATTCTTCTTCGAGACCTAGAGGAAGGGTTCGAACTTGAATCACGCCTCCAAAGTCTGCGCTCTTGTTGGTGGAAGCAGAAGAAACGGCGGTGGAAACAGCAGATTTAAATTCCTTGCAAGAAAAACTCATAGTTTTTTCTGGCGGATCTGGGATCGTCTGGCTCTTGACGTTGGCAATCTCTAGATCAACCTTTGCCTTAGCCGAACGGATGGTAATCTTCTTGTCTTCCCGATCAACGGTGACCTGCCCACTCATCCGATTAAGAACTTGACTGAACTTTTTACCGTTGAGACTGAAGGGATCCCCTAGTCCGGATAATGGACTTTCTACCACCGCCCACACGTCTGAATCCTGTGCGGACACCCCGTGGGGGCCGATGATAAACTGCTCCGTCTTGACGGGCGAAAGTTTCTTTAGTTGATGTTTAAGTTCTGTTGCTAGGATGTTCACTTTGTCTCCTTATACGCATTGTATCGCTTGACGAGTTCTCCCGCAAACTCCTTGCGGCTTTTGGCATATTCTATATTTTTAGAAGACTCCCCCATACAATACGGCTGCATAGACGGAACCTCCGCTAAAAGAACATCTAGGTCGTGCCGGTGGTTTGGGTCTGCATCTTCGGAGATAATGGAATGACAAATCCCCATACCCCAATCTCCCCAATCATATACCACTTGAATTTTATCTGGAACACTCATTCTGTTTCCTCCTCGTAGTTGTTCTCAATGCTCTCGAAGCTAGCAAATTCCCCGAAAAAGGTCAGGTACGTGGCGGATGCCCCCGTTCCCATTGACCTACCTTTCAATAGTTTAATTAGAGACTTGTCCTCATATACTCCTTTGGTTGTGGTCGGGTCTTCGGATTTGTTAAGATCCCTATGAATAGCGATTACTGCATTAGACGCATCCCCCCACGCTCCGGATCCCTTAAAATCGGTGATGTGTATCTGCTTTCCTTTAGTCTGCTGTGTGGCTTTTCTAGGTTGTCCCACATTGATGAAAACCACATTATATGTCTGGGCAATCTGCTTAATTCTAGTCATAGCTGCTGACTGGACTTTAGTCTCATTATCCATCCCCGTTGTTAGATGGTGGAAATGATCCAAGACCACACAATACGGAGAAAGTCTCTTAATAGCCACCTCCAACAAGTCAAGAACGGCGTTGATGTCTGTAAGCAGTGGATCACATCCTACATAATATTCTACACCCTCCAAGTCCTCCGCCGCCTGTTTTTTATCTTCTATCGTGAGAAAATTTCGATCCTTCCTAAGAATCTGGGCAGCGGCCATCGTTGCAATTTCTTCGGGGCGCATCTCTGTCTGGTAGTTCAATACGCACCGACCAAATTTCCTAGCATTGTACATCGTAAGCTGAACTACTAGAGTTGTTTTCGCCATGCCGGTGTTGGTAGCACCAATTCCAAGCACATCCCCTGGAAGAATATTCACCATAGAGTCCACAGAAACCCAAGGAAACCGGAGCCGGTCGGGGTGCTCCGACAGAATGGTCTGTTCTCCGTTCAGCAGAGTTTCTTGTAGAGAGTATATAGAAGGCATCGGTTGACTCTTGGCCTTACTAGTCAGCTCCTCAACTGTCTTCTTAAAAGTTGTCAAGTCACGAGATGCAAATTCTAAGAAGGTCTGATTTGCGTCCTTCATTCCCTCGATCCAAGTCAACATGTAGGTACGCTCTTGGAGTTCCTTCCAGAGCTTGTTCATGTACCCGGAACCTGTCGCGTCGGTATCTCCGGCTAGCACAACATAACTAGCTTGCATCAGCTTGTCTTTCATCTCGGGGGTGAGTTTTACCCCAGCGGAAGGTACACTGACAGCATGGAATCCAGCCTGCTCCAATACGAGGCTATCCATCTCGCCTTCTGCCACATATATGGGTTCGAAAGGATCGATAGATTCCATGTTGAACATTGCGGTAGCCATTCCAGGTTGACGGGCAAACCCGCCGGGCTTCTTCCTCTGTATGCTCCTGTACTTGATGGAAACTACCTTGTCTCCGTCAATACACGGAAAGGCGATCCAACCCTTGTCTGCAATATCCTTCCCCTCTGGTCCTGCCAAATTTCCAATATTTTGTGCAAATCCAAGTCTTAACCGCTGTGCTGTTGCAAGTTTAATCCCGCGTTCGTTCAGAAGAAAGTCCTGTGCTTCCTTGGAATTTGCGAGACCATCTTCTAGTTTCTTCCATTGGTCTAAAGAAATAGTACGGTAGTTTTTCTTTTCAATAACTGGTTTGAAAGTGCTCTCAACACGAGCCTTTGATTCAGACCATCCCCCGAGTTCTTGTTTTACTTTCTCAACCGCTGTTTTGAAGTCACAAGATTCCATTTTCTGGACTAACTGCATTATGTTTCCCGTGCCGCACCCCGAGAAGCAGGTCCAAGTCATATTCGGATACACGGAAAATGAAGGGGAAGAATCGGCGTGTAGCGGGCAGCATCCCGTATACAAATTCCCAGCCTTCTTTAGTCCCTTAACATATTTACCGTAAATCCGAAGAACTCCTGGATCTGATTTCAGCGCATCAATGTCTTCAGTCAACCCACTTCTCCTATTCAAACTTTCTGAATCCATTTTCAAAAGCCCAGTCTTCCAAAACTTTTTTGTCAAATACATCTTCTGGAACAAAGTTGTCTGAGATCCAAACAACCGCACAGTCTAGAAGGTCTTGGTTTATGACATCATTGATAAACTTCTCATTATTTTTAACTGAGAACTGGGTTTGTCTCACTTTTCCTCCTCCGACCAATCAGATTTTCTCAGTTTTGATAGGGCCTTGGTGAGTTCAAGAGAAGACCGTCGAACCGAAGCAGACAATGATCCTTGGACTACGGTTTCTAGATTGTTCATTCCAACCTCGTTTGTAAGATTAAGTAAGCAGCTTCCCTTTTCTATGAAAATATTGGCCTCATTAAGGGCGTCTACTAGGTTTTGGTATTTCACTGTTTTCCTCCTCAATCTCTTCCCACATAAATCCGTTCCATTTGAAGGCCCTACGATCATCTGAAGAAGCACCCTTCACTAAGTAGTAACCAGACTCCGTAGCCCACGCCCAGCATCCCTCAATTGCCTGTTCTGGAGTTTTCGCAACTTGACACCCAGACGATAAGCAACGACCCTCTTTCCTTTCTATGCCGGTTAAGTTGACAAACCAAGTCCCATCTTCCCGAAGATGTAGACTAAAGTTGAAAGTTCCCGACAAAGAATGCAAAGCTAATGCTTTCTGTTGCCAGTTCATCCTTTCACCCTTCTCGAAGCACTTTATCGCGGGAACTTCGAATTCCGGTTCCTGTGCGTCTCTATACCCGTCAGTGATTCCGTCGCTCATCTTTCCTCCAATTCATCCAAGTTAGTGATAGTATTTCTTCCGTTTCGTGTGATCTGCTTAATCCAGGGACTTCCGAGGGTAAAATTCTGTAGTTCTCCGAAAAGAATGTCATGAACATCCGCTCGGTTCCATGAATCCCCATACATATCCTTCAAGTCTTCGTCATCAAATTCAATTTCTACTGTTGCTACGTAGTTTGCCACTCACCCTCCTTTGTCCAGAAAATGGACTACCTACAAAGGTTAGTCAATTATTTTCTCAATGTCAAGTTCAATTCGGTTGCGGTGTGATACCTCTGTCTGGTTTATGCAAATGTGCCGTTCTAGCTCGGTACCTATCAATTCACGAGATCCCGAATCAAGACGACCATTTAGACGATCCAGTATGTCTTCGCACTGCTTCCGCGTTTCTGCACCCAGGCCAAATATAAGGTTTTCCGGCCCACGCACATTTTCCTCGAAGTCAATGATGGCGTAGAGAACCGTGTGCTGTGGATTGAATGGTTTTGTACAGACTGCGTATCGCTCATCAGAAGCCTGCACAGTGTAGGGTCTTTTCTCTGACAAGAATTTTACTTTACTCCCTGCTTTTAACTTCATGTTCTCTCCATGATCAGTCTTTAAACGGATCGTATTCATTTGCTCCCGCCATTGCAACACCCACAGGAGTTAAGGTATGCAGAATCTTGATCGAATCTCCACACGCTTCTAAAACTTCAGGAAGTCGTTTATAGCAGTCTGGAGATTCATCCAAACCTGCTCCTCGAAGTTCAATCCCAGATTTGTCAACCCAGGATTTCATCATCTCGGGGGCGACCTTTCCGACTCTCTTTACTGCTCCAGTCTTTCGATCAAAAGTACCCTTCGCTTCCGCGCGCCCCATAGCACGACCTGCTCCATGGACAGTAGAGTACAACGAATACTTGGCGTTTTCGTTTTCAACACCTTCCAAAATCACCGACTTCTCTCCCATTGTACCACCGACAAAACCCTTTTGACCAGGGAAAGCAGGAGTCGATCCTTTACGAACTACCCAGAGGTCTTCTCCGCCGTGGTTTTCTCTCCAAGCGAAGTTGTGGTGGTTGTGAACTTCTTCTAGAGCAGTCGCTCCGAGAATATTGGCGACCCGATTACACACCCAATTGCGACCGATATAAGCGTACTCCCCAGACAATTTCATTCCGACCAAATAGTCTGATCCGAGTTCGCTATCTACAGGAAGTACGCAAGGTTCTACATCCATCCCATCCTTTGCTCCTGCGGCTTTCAGGAAGTAGGTAGCTGTCTTGTGCCCCAGTCCGCGCGACCCAAAGTGAACCCCAACCCAAACGCGATCCAGTTCATCGGTAAACAAATCAACGTAGTGATTTCCGCTCCCCACCGTGCCAAGCTGCTGACGAGCCATTTCCTTCAAAGGAGCAATAGCGGGAAGTTTCCAGGAGTCCGATTCAAACAGTTCAGAATCTACTGTCTCGTTGTTCTTCTGTCCGATTCCGAAACTGATTGTGCTCCAAATATCATCCATTATTTTCTTAATGTTGGTTCGGAGTTCTGATCCGGGAATGTCTAAACGGACGGCTAGATTTCCACATCCGATGTCGTAACCAACTCCAGTTGGGCTAATAGAATCTCGATAAGCGACAACTCCGCCAATCGGCACTCCGTAACCAACATGTCCGTCCGCACAAATGGAAGCTCTTACAACGCTTTCGTTTTCGGAGGTCCGAAGTATTTGTTTTACGGCGTTTTCGTCTATTGTGCCAAAAACAGTTACTTTGTCAGATAGAACTTGCATCTGTTACTCCTTTTTCTACTCTGTACCATGAAAACTACGATACTTGTTGTTATAGTCCACGCATACATCCAAGCAATTATTCCCGCAGATCGTATCTTTGTGGGTATCATGACGCAAGAACCAATCTTTACGTTCCTGTCTCATGTTAGGACCAACTTTTCCAATCGGACTCCCACCCTCCCGCATGTAAATAATACACGGGTAGTGCTGGTTCTGACAAATCGCCATATCGTCTAGCACCAACCCGCACTTTTTTGAGTCGATTTCCTGTAATCCGCGAACTGCTTTTCCTTCCCAAATATTCTTAATGCGATATGCAAGAATTGGATATTTTTGGAGCAAGTCCTCCGACACAACTACTTCTCGGAGACGATTGCCTTCTTGAGCTGCGGGAATTATTCGGATGTCTGAAACACCCAAACTATCCGCAAAACGAATGATCCCATCCAATTCTCGGTAATTGTAATCGGTAAGGACCACTCCGACCGTAACGTATGTCTGGTGGGACAAATATCGGATATTTTCAGTTACATGGTCCCATGAACCTGAGATCCCAGCCATTCGATCTCCGTCCACAGAGCAACAGGCGTCCAGAGAGATGCTAAAGTCATTTACTCCTGCTAGAAGTAGATGGTCATACATTGCTCTAGACGAAGACCCGTTCGTAGATACGGCGATATGCTCAACTCCGTTTGTATAGGCCAACTTAACCAAATCCACAAGGCCATTGTATAGTGTGGGTTCTCCACCCGAGAATCTGATATTCTTCAATCCTTCAGCACACCACCAAATCACGGTTCGTTTGGCGAGATCAAAATTTAGGTCAGATCCTCCAACTCGTCGGCAGTAGGGGCATTTAAAATTGCACCGCCCAGTGAGGATCAGTTCACACCGCTGGAGATCGGAGTTTTCTGACGCTCCTGCACATCTCTTGTCGGACAGGGTGTAGAACCCAATGTCTTCAAGTTTTACTATGTTGTTCAAACTCCCTCCTTGTCCATTTTCTGGATTATACCATATTTTTCAAGTCTTCCACCATCTGAATTCTTTCTCCAATCCATCGCATTACTGGAACGGCCATCGAATTTCCTAGAGATTTATATCTTGGCCCATCTGGGGTCTTATCCCCGATCTTCGTGTAGTCGTCTGGAAATCCTTGTAACCTTTCACACTCCCTCGGTGTAAGACGACGAACTCCTACTGGAATTTGGACTACTGGTTGGGTTCCTGTCCCTGATTTATGAGCAGAAGCTAGAGTCCCCATTATTTCTTCTCTGACATTTATTTCTGGGTCTATCCCCAAGCAGACTCCATAGTTCGGTGTACTTTGGGCGCGTAGAGTAGGAAGTTTCGGAAGAGTTACTTGGGAATTTTGCTCAACCATAAACGGGTCAAAGGAACTCCCAGTGACGAGGTAGTTGTCCGTTGTCGGATCTCCCGCTTTCGCATAGTGAGAAGTGAGGCACAAAGAGACCCCCCCCTCCATTTATGTGCTGGTCTTCCGGTCCTTGTTTATCTCCAAAATGAGTGTCAAGAGTGGGAGATACTTCAGCGGGCCAGCTAGGGAAACCCCCTGATGATGGTCTCGCTTCCCCCCTAAATCTCCCCCACTGGCCCGGAT